AGCACGATCGCGCGCCAGAACACGGCGCGCTCCACCTCTTCCTCGCCGCGGCCGAAGGCCTGCGCGACCAGCCCGGTCGTGCCGGTGCGCAGGAAGCCGAAGCTGGAGAAGACGACGTCGAAGGCGAGCGCGCCCACCGCCAGCCCACCCAGCAGCGCGGGGTCGCCGAGCTGCCCGACGACCGCCGTGTCGACGATGCCGAGCAGCGGCGTCGTCAGGTAAGCGAGCGTCATCGGCACCGCGATCGACAGGACGAGCCGGTTCGTCACGGCGAAAGCGCGCGGGGAGGTCTGATCGGCCATGTCGGCTTGGGCGGTCATGGCGCCGCTGTGCACCGGCAAATCGGCAGGCGCAAGCGCGGCGCATTGTGCCAGCGGTGCCGCCGCGCGGTCAGCCGTGCCGGCGCCAGCTCAGGATACGGATGATCAGGAAGGCCGGGATGACCACCGCCGCGCCGATCACGACGTAGTCGCCGAAGCGGCCGAGCGCGGCGAAGCCCATGTCCCATACGCGCTGAACGAAGGTGCGCAGGCCCCAATAGAGGTCCCACACGGTCCAGCCGAAGGCGCTCATGACGAGGCCGACCAGCAGCGACAGGACCAGCAGCTTGATCAGCACGCGCAGCGGGCTGTCGCCGAGAAAACGTTCCAGAGCGGTCAATTCCGATCCTCCATCTGCAGAAAAGCAGATAGGTCGGCGCGGCGCGAACTTGTAGTGCGCAGGTTTAGGTGGCAGGGGGCGGGGATTTCCGGGAATAGGCGGGATTAGGCGGGAGGAGCCGCGAAAGGCCGGCGGCGCAAGGCTTTGAGCGGGAGCGGGCGGGCCGGCTGCAGCGGTGGCGGCGCGGGGAAGCGCGCAAGTTCGGTTGGCAGGAGCGCGCGGCGCGGAGAAGCGGGCCTGCATCAAATGCCGTTGAACGGCCCGAAAACGGCCGTTTTGCGCAGCGAACCGGGAACGGAGGGCGTTGCGGCGCACGGGATTTCCCAGTTTGGCGCAAAGCCGCGCGGCACAAGGGCGCGCGGGCGATCGGGCGGGCGAGCCGGGACGGAGCCGCCGGCCGGAAGTGGGAACGGCGATAAGCGCTCCCGTCGGGCACCTCGCGGGGCGTTAGACGAGCATCCAGCCCAGCGCACCGGCAAGAATCAGGAGCACGACGGCCAGCAGCTCAAGCCTGCCGCGGGCGCCGATGCGCGGCTCGTGCTCGGCAGGGTGGCGATCGCGACCGGAAACCACAAGCGCGCCTGGCCGGACTAACGACCGCCTGAACCGCACCAGGGCTCGCGGTGGCCGGTCCACGGCCGGGCGAGCTCTTCCTCGACGAGGATCGCGCCGATGTCGGCGCCGTCGAGCGTCACGATGGCGAGCAGCCGCCCGTAGCGATCGCGCCGGCGGCCGTCCTCGGGATCGCCGGGCACCACCGCGATCACGCCCGCGGCGAGCAGGTCGGCCAGGCGCCGCTTGGCCAGGCGCGCGAGCCGCTTCTCGGCGTCGCATTTGCCGTGGCGCAGCTCGGGCGCGTCGATATTGGCGATGCGGACCCGCTCGCCATCGAGGTCGAACGTGTCGCCGTCGATGACGCGCGCACCGGCACCGGCGGGCACGGCGGCGAGCAGCAGGATCACGGTCAGGGCGAAGCGCATAGGGCGGACCTCGACGAAGCACCGGAATAGATCACAAGCCGATTCGCCGGACAACCGGCCTCACCGGCGCTCGCGCAGCAGCCGCACCATGGGGCCGCGGACGTTGACGGCGCCGCCCGTCTCGTCGATCGGGATCGGGGCCTGGTCGATCGCGGCATCCGCCGTGGCGACCAGCAGGACGGGCGGACGCCACAGGCGCAGGACGGTGCGGGCCGAGCCGTCCCCGGCATAGAGCTGGGCGATGACGACATCGCCCGGCCGCGGCGGAACCGAGAAGTCGAAATCGGCGAGGTCGCCTGGAAGCACGCCGGCGAGCTCCAGCGCGCGGGTGGCGACCGTCCAGCGTCCGCCATCGGCGGGTGCGACCTTCGACCAGGCGCGCGAGGCACCGACGAAGGGGACGGCGTCCTCGGAGAATTTCCCAAAAGCTGGAACCATGTCCACAGCCATGATCCAGTCGCGGTCATAGCCGGTCGCGCCGGCGATCTGCTCGATGGCGCTGGCGGGCGGGTCGCCGACCGTGCCGTTCAACCAGTTGTAAATGGTGGATTTCGCGATGCCGAGGCGGTCGCCGAGCCTCACCGCGCCGCCGCCGTCCTTCACCGCCTGGGCGAGCCGGCGGCGGAACTCGCCCCGCCTCTCTTCGCTCCACTCGCCTCCCAATTTTCCAGCCCCCGTTGACAAATTTCCCAAATCTGGGAATTTGAGGTCTCAAACTGATTTGCCGCCGAACCGGAGCGTGTTCCGGGCCGGCGATTTCGGAGGAGCCGTGAACGCGAGCGCGCACACGACGGAATGGGACCGCCACGCGATCCTCGCCGCGATCCGGCGGCGATACGGGTCGATGACGCAGCTCGCCGAGCGCTGCGGGGTGACGGTCAACGACCTGTCCGTCGCGCTCGGCTCGCCCTTCCTGCGGGGCGAGGCGGTCATCGCGGCGGCCATCGACGTGCCGGCGCGCGAATTGTGGCCGGACCGATACATGCCGGACGGCCGCCGCCGCCGCTTTCCTAGCAGGCGGCAACCGGCGGACGCGAGTCAAAAGCAAGCACTTACTGTGGACGGAGAACGGGCATGACGGGGCCATTTCGGTCAGCGCCGGCGGCGCGCGCGGACGAGGAACGGACGGGGCTCGACTGGTTCGGGCCTGTGCGGGCGGACCGGCCGGTGCCGGTGGCCGCGGTGCTGGTGTCGGCGAGCCTGCTGGTTTCGATCGTGCTCGCGGCGCTGGTCGCCTTCGACCTTTTGCTGGGCGGCGCGCTGCTCGGCCTCGTCACCCGGCTGTGGAGCTGATCCATGGGTGACTGGATGAGAGACATGCTCGACGCCGGCGCGCGCAAGCAGATCGCCGAGCGCGACGCGATCCTGGAAGAGATCGATCGGCAGGGGCGGTTCTGGGCCGCCGGCGAGATACAGACCCTGCGGCAGCAGTTGAAGGCAGCGCGGACGCTGCTCGACAAGCAGGCCGGGAAGGCGGCCGAGGCAACAGCATGAGATCTGCGGCGTCCCCAACTCCTCCCGCCGCAGAGGGCGACGGTCCTTCCCCCGCCGTCGCCAAGGCAACCGCCGCCCGCGGGGCTCGGGCGGCGGTTGCTCCCGCCTATCGCCGCATCGCCATCGACCTGGTCGACGTTCCGGACGGGCGGCTCGCCGCCGTGCGGCCGGCCCGCGTCGAGACGATCGGCAAGACCTCGCGCGTCGTCGGCCAGCTCCAGGCGATCAATGTCGAGGCGAGCGGCGGCCGCTACCTGCTGATCTCCGGCGCCAAGCGGCTGGCGGCGCTGAAGGCCGCCGGCGAGACCGAGATCGACGCGCGGGTCCACGCGGAAGGCTCGCTCGATCCCGACCGGCGCCGGCTGATGGAGATCGTCGAGAACATCGACCGGCAGGCTCTGACCAAGCTGGAATTCGCCGAGCACCTGGCCGAGCTGAAGACGCTGCACGAGCGCATGTATCCGCTGAAGAAGAATGGCGGCGACCGGCGCAGCCCCGCGGCCATCAAGGCGCGATCGGACCAGAAGGAAATTTTTTCCTTCCGGTCGGAGGCCGCCGAGCAGACCGGCATGAGCGTGCGCGCGATCGCGATCGCCGTCGCCATCGTCGCCGGGCTGGACGAGGCGGCCAAGCTGCGCATCCGCGGCACCTGGCTGGAGGATCACCAAAACGGCTTGCGCGCTCTCTCCGAGCAGGAGGCGGAGCGCCAGCACCGCGCCCTCGACATGATCTTTTCCTCGCCGCCGGAAGCGGCGAGCGTGGCCGACGCGCTGGTGCTTCTCGACGGCGGCCGCCTGCCGACGCCGGCGGAGAGGATGTATGCCGCCACGCTGGGCAACTGGAGCCGGATGAACGACCGGCAGAAGGCGGATTTCCTCGATCTCAACGAGGCGGCGGTGCGCGCCCACGCGGCGAAGCGGGGCTGGTTCCGATGAAGCGCGCGGGCGACTGGGGCTTCATCGGCCGGTCGGGGCTCTCCGGCCTCCAGCCCATGAGCGCTGCCCGGCGTGCCCGGCCGGCCTGCTCCAACGACAATCCCGATCCGGCCGAGCGCATGCGCTCGGCCCTGAACGTGATCGCCACGTTGACCGTGGCGGAGGAAGGCGAGAGCTACGAAGCCTTGCTGGCCCTGATCATCGCCGCGCGGGAGACCGCGGCCGCCGCCCTGGAGGGCGGGCGTCGATGACCCGCCGGGACCGCGCCACGACCGACCTGTTCGACTGGCGGCCGCCGAAGGTCGCGGCCGGCTTCGCGCCGGAGCAATTGCCGGGCGGGCGGACGGCGTCACGGATCTCGCGCGCGTTGTCGCTCGCCATGCGCGATTGCGGCAAACCCCGCGCCGAGGTGGCGGCGGCGATGACGGCCGAGCTCGGCTACGCCGTTTCGGCCGACATGCTGGACGCCTATGCGTCGGAAGCGAAGGAAGGCCACCGCATCTCGCTGGAGCGCTTCATCGCGCTGATCGCGGCGACCGGCTGCACCGACCTGATCGGGCTGGTGACGGAGCCGTTCGGGCTCGTCGCGGTGCCGGCCCGGTACGAGGCGCTGATCGAGCTCAATCTGATCGAGGAACACGAAATGGAGGTCGCGCGCCGCAAGGACGCGGCGGCCGCGCGCTGGAAGGCCGGGCGATGACGACGGGCGGCGGCGGGCTGCCGGCGGGCGGCATGCAGATGTGGTTCTCGGCGAGCGAGTTCGCCGAGCTGGCGGCCGCCGGCCGGCTGCCGGGCCTGCCGGCGACGCGGCGCGGCATCAACGCGCTCGCCGCGCGGGAGGGCTGGGAGAGGCATCCCGGCCTTTGCCGGGCGCGCGCCGGCCAGGGCGGCGGGCTCGAATACCATCTGGACGTGCTGCCGCTGTCGGTGCGGCTCGCCTGGATCGGCCGGCACTTTCCCGTCACCGAGGCCGACACGCGCGTCGAGCTCGACGATGCAGCACTTTCGACGAAGGCGCGCGCGGCGCGCGACGCAAGGCGCGTGCTGGTCAGGCTCGCCGACCGGCTGAAGCGCGAGCAGCATCTGTCCGTGATGGCCGCGGACAGCCTGTTCGCCGCGCTCTACAACGCCGGCCGGATCGACATGCCGGCCTGGCTGACGGCCGAAATCAGGGCGCTGTCGGCGCGGTCGCTGGCGCGCTGGCGGGCGGCGCCTCCGGAAGCGCTCGCCCACGATCCGGCCGCCGCCCGCAAGGGCACGGGCCTGCTCGACCGCGCGCTCGACGGCCGGGTGAAAGCTTACGCGCTCGCCGCGATCGCGAAGAAGCCGTTCGTCTCCGCCACCGACGTGCGCGACATGATTGATAGGGAATTCGGCGCGCAGATCGCGGTGCCGCCGCTGCGGACCGTGCAGCAGACGCTGAAGGCCTGGCGCGGCGAATACCGCAACGAGCTGACGTTCCTGACCGACCCCGACCGCTATCGCGCGACGGTCGAGCTCTCCGCGACGGGCGCCACGCGCGCCGAGCGGCTCAACCAGCTCTGGCAGATCGACGCATCGCCGGCCGACGTGCTGCTCAAGGACGGGCGCCACTCGGTCTATGTCGCGATCGACGCCTTCTCGCGGCGCATGATCATCCTGGTGTCGCGGACGCCGCGCGCCGCCGCGGTCGGGCTGCTGATGGTCAAGGCGATGCGCGCCTGGGGCGTGCCGGAGGTGGTGAAGACCGACAACGGGTCCGACTTCACCGCGCACACGACGAAGCGCTTCTTCGCCGCGCTCGGCATCGAGGTCGAGCTGTCGCCGCCCTATCAGCCGCGCACCAAGGGCATGGTGGAACGCGCGATCGGCACGTTCCAGCGCTCGCTCGCCGGCCTTCCGGGCTTCGCCGGGCATTCGGTCGCCGACCGCAAGAAGATCGAAAGCCGCAAGGCCTTCGCCCAGCGCCTCGGCGCCGACCCGGCCGAGCTTTTCGACATCGAGATGGACGCCGGCGAGTTCCAGGCGTGGTGCGACGAATGGGCAGCATCGATCTACGGCACGACGCGGCATGCGACGCTGGGCACGACGCCCAACCTCGCTGCGGCGTCCTTCAGCGGCGGCGTGCGCTCGATCACCGACCAGTCGGGGCTCGGCGTCCTGCTCGCCCCGGTGCCGGGCGGGGACGGCCGCCGCAGGGTGACCAAGAGCGGTATCCGCGTCGGCGGCGAGCAATATGTCACGCATGCCGTGCCCGTCGGCACGGACGTGTTCTGCCGCCACGACCCGGCCGACCTCGGGCGCCTGCTGCTGTTCGCGCCGGACGGCGAGACCTATCTCGGCGAAGCGGTCAATCCGGTGCTGGCCGGCCTCGACCCGGTCGAGACCATCAGACGAGCCCGCGCCATGCAGAAGGCGCTGCTCGACGAGCGGATCAGGCCGATCCGGGCCGAGATGCGCAGGATCGGCCCGCGCGCGGTGGCAGACGCGATGCGCCATGCCGCGGCCCAGCGGGCCGGCAATGTGGTGGCGCTGCCGCAGCGCGCATCCTCCCACACCACGCCAAAGCTCGACGCGGCCGCGGCGGCCGCGCGCGGGCCGCAGGCGCGGCCGCTGGCCGACCGGGCGGCCGAGCTGCACGCCCAGATGCTGACCGCCCAGCCGGCGCAGGGCGCCGCGCGGCCGGCAAGCGCGGTGGTGACGGCGCTGCCGGAAACACGCGAGCAGCGCTTCTCCCGCGCGCTCGCCCTGCAGGAGCGGCTCGATGCGGGCGCGGCGGTCGGCGAGGCCGAGTTCGCATGGCTTTCCCGCTACCGGGAAGGACCCGAGTTCAAGGCGATGACGCGGCTGGTGGAAGATTTCGGCGCCGAGGCGCTGCGGCTCTGACCGCAGGCGGCCACGGGCCAGTGTGTGCGTGTGAGTAGCGTGGAAGATGCCCCGCGTTGGGGTCGGCAACAAAGGGAATGCAAGCTCATGACGCATGCTCAAATTGGGGAGCTGACGGCGAACGCGGCGAGGCCGAACTCGGTCGCGCCGCTGAAGAACGTGGCCTCGTGCCTGGCGCTCTGCGAGGCGCTGCTGGCGGCGCCGCCGCGGCTGCCGAACATCGGGGTATTCTCGGGGTTCTCGGGCTACGGGAAGTCGATCGCCTCGCAATATGCCTGGAACCGCCTCGGGGCGGTCTACGTCGAGGTCCGCGACTTCTGGAGCCGCAAGATGTTCGTGTCGGCGCTGCTGTCCGAGCTCGGCCAGCACCGGCCGCGCGGCACGATCGGCGACATGATGCTGGAGGCGATCGGCATCCTCGGCGACATGCCGGCGAAGCTGATCATCATCGACGAGGCGGACAAGCTGGTCGACAAGAAGATGATCGAGCTCGCCCGCGACCTGAACGAGGCCGCCGACGTGCCGATCCTGCTGGTCGGCGAAGAGAACCTGCCGGCCAAGCTGCAGGCCTTCGAGCGGGTCGACAACCGCGTGCTCGACTTCGTTCTGGCGCAGCCCTGCGACCTCGACGACGCGCGTGCGCTGCGGCGCTTCCTCTATCCGAAGCTCGGCATGACCGATGAGCTGCTGGACCGCATCCGGGCGAGCACCGGCGGCAAGGCCAGGCGCATCGCGACCACGCTGCACGAGGCCGACCAGTTCGCCCGCCAGGCCGGCGTCGGCGAGCTGACGATCGAGAACTACAAGGGCCGCATCTTCACCGGCGAGGCGCCGAAGCGCCACGAGCGGAGGGCCGCGTGATGGCGGTGGCGCTGCGACTGACGGTCGGCAAGGCCGAGCCGCTGCTGCGCGGGCAGGCGCATTTCTGGCGCTGCATCCGGGCGCTCGGCCGCGACGGCAACGCCTTCAGCGCCTCGGCGCTGCGCGCGATGTCGGACGAGCCGCGCATCGAGACGGTGACCACCTATCTGCGTCGGCTGACCAGCGCCGGCGTGCTGACGGTGGAAGGGTCCGCCTACAATGCGGCGAGCCGCAAGCACGAGCGCACCTATCTGCTGGTGCGCGACCAGGAGACGCCGCCGGCGCTGACCAAGGACGGCAAGCTTTCCGTCCGCCAGACGAGCGCCAGCCAAGCGATGTGGAACGTGATGCGCGGCCCGCTCGGCCGTAACGGCTTCACCTTCGCCGACCTCGTCGCCTGGGGCTCGACCGAGGTGGCGCCGATCGCGGCGTGGACGGCGAAGAGCTTCATCCAGGCGCTCAACGCCGGCGGCTATCTGCTGCAGCTCGATCCGGGCGGCGGGCCGAAGCGGGCGGTGTGGCGGCTGCGGCCGGCGATGAACACGGGGCCGAAGCCGCCAATGATCCTGACGGCGAAGCTGGTCTACGACCAGAACCGCGGCAAGGTGGCCGGGCCGGTGATCGCCGAGGAGGTGGAGCCGTGAAGCGCGGGCCGGCATCAGGCTCCGCGCCCGCCGGCCCGACCATGGCGGAGAAGGCGGCGATCGCCTTCTCCGACCCCGATGGTCAGGGCACCGTGCCGGACTGGATCGGCGAGCTGGCGCAGCTCGCCGATCGCGACGGGCTGAAGGGCGCGGCGGCGCGGATCGGCTATTCGCCGAGCGCGATCTCCAACGTCATCAACGGCCGCTACCAGGGCGATCTCGGCCGCGTAGAGGAATGCGTGCGCGGAGCGCTGATGGGCGAGACGGTCGAGTGCCCGGCGCTCGGCACGATCGGCCGCAACGCCTGCCTCGACTGGCAGAAGAAGCCGTTCTCGCCGTCCTCGTCGATCCGCGTGCAGGTGTTCCGCGCCTGCCGCTCGGGCTGCCCGCACTCGAAGCTGAAGGAGCAGTCATGAGCAAGCGTTTGGAGCGGCAGGTGCTGGCGGCGATCGTGCCGGTGATCGAGCAGTTCGTGGCCGACGCGCGGAAGCAGGAGCTGGCCGCGGCGACGGCGGAGCTGCGCGCGGCCAGGGCGACGCTGAAGGCGACGCTGGCGGCGCGGGAGGCCGACCGCAAGCTGCTCGACGCGGCGGCAGAGGTCGCCGCGGCCTGCAACGACGTGGAGGCGGCCCGCTACACGCGCGGCGAGATCGCGGCGCGGATGGGCCTGGAGCGCAAGGCGAAGCTGCTGCGGGCCGCCCTCAACCAGGCGGGAGGGCACGATGGCCGATGAACTCCTCGCCGCCGTGGCCGAGATCGACGTGATCGACCTGGCCGGCCGCGTCATCGCCGACCCGCGGCGCGCCCGCGTCAGCCTCGCCGGCGAGCTGGCGCTGGCGCTCGCCGTCGAGCGCTTCTGGTCGATCTGCATCGAGGCCGAGCTGCTGGTCAACGCGCTGGAGCGGGCGATGCCCTGGGCGTCGGCCGACGAGGACCATGCCGAGCACGTCGCCCTGCAGATGGCGGCGGTGCGCGGTCAACTGGCCGCGCTGCGCGGCGAAACCCCCGAAGGACAGGAGACGGACGATGGAAATTCTTGACGATCTCGAAGGCGCCGACGGCGTCTTCACCATCGGCGGCCGCCAGATGATGGCGGACGCGAAGGGCCGCTACGTGCCGGTCGAAACGATCCGGGCGGCCGACAGGCTCGAAGACGAGACGGTGCGCAAGGTCATGGGCTACGCGCGCGAGCTGTCGGAGCAGGTCGCCCGCTTCAAGCAGCACACGTTCGACGATCTCGGCGCCTTCGAGGCGCTGCTCGCGCAGGAGTATGGCGCGTCGAAGGGCGGGGCCAAGGGCAACAAGACCTTCATGTCCTTCGACGGGCTGATGAAGGTCTCCGTCCAGGTGCAGGACTATATCGACTTCGGCCCGCAGCTCCAGGTGGCTAAGGGGCTGATCGACGAGTGCCTCAACGAATGGGCCGCCGACAGCCGGCCGGAGATCCGCGCGATCGTGACGCGGGCCTTCAACACGGACAAGGCCGGCAAGATCAACCGCGCCGAGATCTTCATGCTGCTGCGCCTCGACATCGAGGACGAGCGCTGGGGCAAGGCGATGGAGGCGATCCGCGACGCCATGCGCGTGGTCGGCTCCAAGACCTATGTCCGCTGCTACGAGCGCCGGTCGATCGAGGATGGCTGGCAGGCCGTCTCCATCGACCTGGCGAAGGCGTGAGGAGGCGGCGATGAGCTACATCGTGCACGCGCCTGGCGGCTCCTACTGCCTGGTCTGCCAGTCGATCCTCTCGCAGGAGGAGATCGATTTCGAGGTCTGCGACGCCTGCGGCGGCGAAGGCCTCGGCGACGATGACGATTTCGACCCGGTCAACCTGCAGGGCTCCGGCCCGGCACCGATCATGCCGCGGGAGGGCTGACCGATGAACGTCGAAGACCGGTTCGATGGCTTCCTCGTCTGGCGCGATCTGCCCGACGAGGCCCGAAACGAAATCGGCGCCACGGTCCTGGAGCTGCTCGCCGCATGGTGGGCACAGGAACAGGCCGCCGACCCGCAGGACGGATCGGACCCGCTCATGCGAGCTGCCGACGCGGCCGACATCGTCCTGATGCGGCGCCTGCACGAGGCGATGGTGGCCGCGGTGCCGCATGCGCTCCTCGAAGTGGACGGGCAGCCGCGGCTCCCGTCGATGCTCGGCCCGGTCTGCCGGAAGTGTGGTTGCTCGGAGGACGATGCCTGCGGCAGCGGCTGCGCGTGGGTGGAGGGTGAGGACCTCTGCTCGCCCTGCGCCGACGCCGAGATGTTCGACGAGAACGCGTGTCCCGGCCATGTGGCCTCCGCCATCGACCCGAAGGTGTGCGCACATTGCGGCGTCCACATCGACGAGCTGCGGCCACCCGAGGACGATCGGGTGCCTGCTCGCCGCTACCCGCTCCCCGGCAGTGTTGAGGCCGGCATGAAAGGTGGCCTCGGCCGCGATGAGATGGCCGATCCGATCAACCTCGCCAGCTCCGGCCCGGCGCCGATCGTGCCGCGGGAGGGCTGACCATGCTGCTCTTCTACGGAGACGACCGGGAATACGCGGTCGAGCTGTTCGACCGGGTCGACGTGTACGAGGACGGCCGCCTGCTCGGCGAGGGCGAGGTGCGAGCGATCCATGCCCGCGCCCGCGAGGTGACGGTGTCGTTCGCGGGTATTCGCGACACCACCCGCAGCGGCGATCCGCGGCGCAAGACGCGCCGCCTGCCGGTCGCGCAGGTCGATTTCATGGGGAGGGACGGATGACCAGGCGGACCGAAAAGCGCAGCCGCTCCGGCGCGCAGGAGAAGTGCCCCGACTGCGGCAAGCGGCTGCGGGGCGAAAAGGGCCTCGTCGCCCACCGACTGGCCGCCCACGGCGTGAAGCCGGACCGCATCGTTGCAAGGAGGGCGTGAGCCATGAAGAACCGACTGACCGATCTCAACGACCATTTGTTCGCGCAGCTCGAACGGCTGTCCGAGGAAGGGCTGACCAGCGAGCAGATAGAGGACGAGGTGAAGCGCGCCGCGGCGATCGTGCAGGTCTCCGACCAGATCGTCGGCAACGCCAAGCTTCATCTGGATGCGGCGAAAATCATCGCCCAGCACGGCGATCGCTTCCAGAAGCACCTGCCGATGCTGGCTGGCCCGGAGAAGGGTTCATGAAGGGCCGCCGGATACCCTACAGCGCCGCCGAGCTGTCCTTCATCGAGTGGCGCCAGGCGATGAGCCGCCGTGCGCTGCACGCGGCCTTCGTCGCCGAGTTTGGCCGCAACGACGTCACCGTCGACGACATCAAGGCCCTCTGCACGCGGCGCGGCTGGCTCACCGGCCGCACCGGCTGCTTCGAGAAGGGTTTCGTGCCGGCGAACAAGGGCAAGAAGATGCCCTTCAATGCCAACAGCGCCCGGACCCAGTTCAAGAAGGGACGGCGCCCGCACACCTGGCGCGGGCCGGGCCACGAGCGGATCGACAGCAGGGATGGCTATGTCATCCTCATCGTCGAGGAGACGAACCCGTGGACCGGAGCGGCGACGCGGCCGGTCCACAAACACCGCTGGCTTTGGGAGCAGGCCAACGGTCCCGTTCCCGAAGGGCACGTCCTGAAGTGCCTCGACGGCAACAAGCTCAACACCGATCCGTCCAATTGGGAAGCCGTGCCGAGGGGCATGCTTCCGCGGCTCGCCGGATGCCACACCCAGGCCTACGACGGCGCGCCGGCCGAGCTGAAGCCGACGATCATGGCGATCGCGAAGCTGGAACAGGCCGCGCGCGAAGCGCGGCATGGAGGCCGGTCATGAAGATCTCGATCTTCAAGCAGGCCGAGGAGCACGTCCTCGCCTTGGTCCGCCCCTATCTCGGCCGGCCCTTCACGCGAACCACAGCCCTCGGCCTCGCGCACGCGCTCAACCCGCTGGTCGGCTCCTATCGGTGCCGCGAGTGCGGCATCGCCCATATCGAGCCGGGCATGGAGATCGACGGCGAGCCGCTGTGCTGGGCCGACGAGGATCTGTGCTCGCGCTGCCAGGATGCGCTGCAGGAGGAGCTGGAGCGGGACGCGGCACGCTATCGGTGGCTGCGCAACCGCCCGACGCGGCCCGGCGACATTGCCGCTGGCGGCGTGTTCGCCGGGCGCACGCCGGACAACGTCATCCTCGGCGGCGAGGATCTGGACCGAGCGATCGATTTCGATGCGGGCGGGTTGAAGCCGATCGGCAAGACGCTGGAGGCGCGGCTGGCGGACTGCCTGGCCGCCTGCATCGACGAGCCGCTGCTCGTAGGTGCGGCCGAGATCGGGGGCATCGCCAACCCGAAGCCGGAAATCTTCCTCCGCTTCTTCCGGCCCGACCTTTCCGAGCGGGCGGCCGAACTCCTCGAGGAGGCAGGACGATGATGATCGACACGACGAAGGAGGTCGATCGGCTGCTGGAGGTGTTCCGCATCCATGGCGGCCATGACGAGCTGGGCATCATGCTGGCGATGGAGGCCGTGGCGCTGATCGACCGCGGCATGGCGATGGAGCGGGAGCGCGTCGTCGGCATCGTCCAGCGGAGCCGCAACGTGATCCGGCCGATGGAAGTGGTCGCCGAGATCCGGAGGCCGCTGCGATGACCGTCCACACCTGCAGCTATCCGTTCGACGGCCGGGAGAACATCGTCCATGTCGAAGCTGCGGACGCGGCGGAGGTCTCGCGGCATCTGCGCGCGATCGGCATGACCGGCACGGTCGAGCCGGACGGCGACACCTGCCGCTACCGCCTCGACGGCCGCGAGCACCGGGTGCGCCTCGACGCATACGATCCGCAGCGCGCCGTCCGCCGCCTGCGCGCGATCGGCACCACCGCCCAGGTGGACGGCGTGCTGATCGCGGAGATCCCGGTCGAGGGGGACGGCGGCTGGCTGACCCAGCTCCGCCGCGCGCTGGGGAGGCTGCCGTGACAAGCTCCGTCACCCGCCGCGTCGCCGAGATCGAGGAGGCGCTCGCCAACGCGCTGCGCCGCGGCGACTTCGAGGTCGTGACGATCGACGGCGAGCGCTACCTGCGGCCGATCCTGCGCGGCCACGTCATGGAAGACGCGATCTGGAGCTATCCGCTGCTGTCGCTCGACGCGGTCGCGCGCGATCTCGAAAGGCTGCTGTCATGAGCGCGCTCGCTGCCGTCACCTGGGCGCAGGCGCTCCAGTGCCGCGCCCTCGCTTCGGACTTGCTGTCCTTGCGGCCCGGCGCGGGAGGCCAATACCTCGCGCCCCTGCACGCGGACCAGCGCGCCTTCCTGATCGAGGTGCTCACGCTCGTGTCCAACGAGACCGAGGACCGGCTCACCGACATGTTCGAGAGGTCTCTGTCATGAAGGTCGGCATCGAGGACCAGATCGCCGAGGTGAAGCGCGAGCTGGCGCTGCGAACCAACACCTATCCGCGGCTGATCGAGGCCGGGAAGATGCACTGGCAAGCGGCGGAGCAGTTCACCGCCCGCATGCAGGCGGTACTGGCCACGCTCGCCTTCTGCCAGGCCAACGAGGCCGAGATCCGCGCCTTCATCCGCGAGCGCCGCGAAAGGCCGGGGGGGGCATCATCCATGACCCCCGCCAGCTCGACATCGAAGACCTGATCGGAGGACCGCGTTGAACCCGCTCGCCGCCATCCACGTCAAGAAGAAGGCGCTCGGCCTCGACGACGACACCTATCGCGCGCTGCTGGAGCGGGTGACCGGCAAGCGTTCGGCGGGCGACATGAGCCTCGCCGAGCAGTTGCAGGTCGTTTCGGAAATGAACCGCCAGGGGGCGGCCGCGGCGCCGGCCGCGAAGGCGTCTCGAAGAGGCCTTGAAGGGCCGTTCGCGAAGAAGCTGCAAGCCCTGTGGATCGCCGGCTGGAACCTCGGCCTGATCCGCAACCGCGACGACGCGGCATTGACGGCCTTCGTGGAGCGCATGACCGGGATCTCCAGCACGCGCTTCCTCGTAGACGCGGCGGACGGCCGCCAGGCGATCGAGGCGCTGAAGAAGTGGCTGGAGCGGGAGGGCGGCGTCGACTGGAGCGTCGGCGACCACATGAGCGCGGTGCAGCGCCTGCCCGGCTTCATGATCGCGCGCGCGCAGTGGGCGCGGCTCCATCCGGGCGAGCGCTTCGACACGGGCGGCTTCCGCGCCTTCTGCGAGGACCATGCCTTCAACCCGCTGCCGCGGATGACGGCCGCCGAATGGCAGGGCGTGATGAACCGGCTCGGCGAGCAGATCAGGACGGCCGCCAGATGAGACGCCGCCGCACCGGCCGGGTCGCCGTGCCCTTCGAGGTGATCGAGCGCTTCGCCGCCACCCGCGAGGCACAGGACGTGCTCGGCTGCGCGCCCGACGCCTGCGACTGGCGCCTGTCGCGCGCCTCGACCCTTCACCGCCGCAAGGACGGGACCTGCACGCTGGTGCTGATCTGGAAGTCGGGGGCGATCTCCTTCAGCGCCACCTTCCGCGGCTTGAGGCTGGAGGCGTCGTGAACGCGATGGTCCGCCTCCCGCAGACGCTGCCGCTGCTCGACTGGCCCGAGGTCAGCGAGCAGGCGCTGCTGCGCGAGGAGCGGGCCGACCTGATGCGGCGGATCGCGGCGCTGCGGCCGCACGCGCACCGGCGCATCGTGCTGGAGGCGCGGCTGGCCGCGGTGACGGCGCAGTTGCTGACGGTGGAGCAGCGGCTGGCCGAAGGCGCGGCGCGCCACGGGCTGCGGCTGTGAGCGCGGCGCCGAAGAGCTCGCTGCCGGCCGTGCTGGCCGAGATCGCCGAAGTGGCCGGCGCCGAGGCCGCCTGGGCGCTCATGAGCGCCTGCGGCGGCACCCGCGTCTTCATCCCGGCCGAGCCGGTCGCCGACCACTGGCTGACCAGCCTGGTCGGCCCGGAAGCGGCGGCGAAGCTGTGCCGTCATTTCCGGGCCGGCGACACCGGCCAGGAGCTGCTGATCCCGATCGGCCGGCTGGGCGAGCAGCGGCGCCGTCTTTACAGTGCGCTAGAGGCCGGCCAGAGTGCGCCCGCCGCGGCGCGGGCCGCCGGCATGCACGAGCGCACCGCCTACCGCGCCCGCAAGCGCCTGCGCGACGACGACGACCAGGGCGAGCTCTTCTAGCGCCGCCTCCTGCCCTGCCGCTGACAGTGTCAGCGTGCCCGCCACCGCCCCGACACTGCCAGTGTGCAACCCTCACCGGCGCGCCTCGCGCCGGCTCGTTTTCGGAGGGTTCGGCAATGTTGGATGCGGCGACGCTGACCGCAATCGCCAAGATCGCGAAGGGCCGCGGGTGGGCGCCGGCGGCGCTCGCCGCGATCGTCGAGGTCGAGAGCGGCGGCACCGTGTTCGCCGCCGTCAACGGCCGCCAGGAGCCGCTGATCCGCTTCGAGGGACACTATTTCGACCGCCGCCTTTCCGGCGCCGCGCAGGCAAAGGCGCGCGCGCTGGGTCTCGCCAGCCCGATCGCCGGCAAGATCGCCAACCCGCCAAGCCAGGCGGCGCGCTGGAAGATGCTCGACCGCGCGGCCGAGATCGACGCGAACGCCGCCTTCGAGAGCTGCTCCTGGGGCGTCGGCCAGGTGATGGGCGCGCATTGGGCGTGGCTCGGCTTCCAGTCGGTGACCGCGCTCGTCAATCTGTGCCGTTCCGGCGCGGACGGCCAGGTCGAGCTGATGGCCCGCTACATCGAGAAGGCGGGGCTGGCCGACGCGCTGAAGCGCAAGGACTGGGCCGGCTTCGCGCGCGGCTACAACGGGCCGGCCTATGCGAAAAACCGCTACGACACCAACATGGCGGCGGCCTTCGCGCGCTGGTCGGCGCGGCTGGGCGCCGGCGCGCCCGCGCCCGCACCCGCCGAAGGCATGCTGCGGCTGGGATCGAAGGGCGCCGAGGTGCGCGAGCTGCAGACGCTGCTGGTGCGCGCCGGCCACGCGGTCGCGGTCGACGGCGATTACGGGCCGGCGACCCGCGACGCGGTGAAGATGTTCCAGGTGGGGCACGGGCTCGCGGCCGACGGCGTCGCCGGCCCGGCGACGCGCGCGGCGCTCGACCGCTGGCGGCAGGGCGCGGCCGAAACGCCGACCATCGCCACCAAGGTCGGCGCGACGCTGGTCAAGACCGTGCTGGAGCGCAAGCTCGGCGCCTCGGTCGGCCAGGCCGGCGGCGATCTCGCCGAAACCGTCATCAAGACGATCGCCGAGAAGGCCGGCGTCGAACCCGACGCGCTGCCCGACGTGCCGCAGCCGCAGCTGGAGGAGGCCGTCGTCGCCACCGAGGCGGCGATGCCGGAGCTGATCGCGCTGTGGCAGGCCGGCCTGCAGGGCCAGTTCGCGCTGCTGATGGCGGAGGAGCAGGGCAGCTCGCTCCACAGCGGGTGGCGGTGGGGCTGGATGTATTTTCTCGGGCTGACCTGGTTCTGCGTGTGGCTCGGCTTCCCGATCGCCAACGCCTTCGGGATGGGCATCGTGCCGCCGGAGCTGGCGCCGCTCATGACGGTCACCGGCTGGTTCATCGGCCTCTACATGGGTGGGCACACGCTGAAGGAGCTGGGCAAGAACGCGCTCGACGCGGTGCGCGCCTGGCGCGACCGCCCCGAGCGGGAGCGGGCGGCGTGAACCTCTCCAACGCGGCCTACGAGCTGGCGGAGCGGCTGGCCGAGCGCGAGCGTCACGCCGGCATCGCGCGCGCCCAGGCGGCCGTCCGCGGCATGTCGGGCGCCTTCTACTGCATCGACTGCGGCGAGCCGATCGGCGAGGCCCGCCGGGCGGCCAACCCGGCCGCCGACAAGTGCATCGACTGCGCCACCTTCCTGGAGCGCAACCAGAGGAGGCGCGCGTAGTGGACCTGACACAGATCCTCGCCTGGATCGTCGCCGCGAACACGATCATCCAGTTCGCGACGACGGCATACAGCCTGATGTCGACGCGCGCCACGAAGGCGCTGAAGGCGATCGAGAGCGTCGAAGCGAAGATCGCCAAGCTCGGCGAGGACCGCCAGTCGGCCGGAGAGGCGATGAGCGATCGCTTCCAGTCGGTCGAGGTCCGGCTGCTCAAGATCGAGGCCGAGCTGGAGCATATCCCGAGCCGAGACCACGCCCACAAGATGGAGCTCGCCGTGGCCCAGCTCATCGGCAGCATGAAGGCGATGGACGAGCGGCTGACCGGGAAGATCGAGACGCTGGACGAGCGGCTGAAGCCGGTCGTGGCGACCAGTGCGCGGCTGCAGAACTATCTCATGGAACAGGGCGCGGAGAAGTAGCATGAACGGCGCGGACGCCATCACCAGCGAGGCCCGGCTGATCATGCTGCGCGAACTGCACGCGCAGCCCAACCGCTCGATGACCTCGACGGCCATGTGCGCCTACCTGATCGACCGCTGGCTGATCGACCGCTCGCGCGAGTGGGTCGAAAAGCAGTTCTCCTATCTCGCGGAAATGGAAGCCGTCCGCATCACGCCGGCCGGCTCGATCAAGATCGCCACGCTGGCGCCGGGCGGCCTGAAGCACCTCGCCCTCAAGGCCTTCATCGCCGGCGTCGACAGCCCGACCGAGCCGGTGCTGTGACATGGAGAGGCGGGCGACCGAAAGGCGGGTGCTCGGCTCGCTCGACCTGCTGCCGGAAGAGTGCCAGGACGATGTGGTGTGGGCGCTCGCCGAGCTTAACCGGCGCGAGCGCACCCAGGCCGACATCCTCTTCGAGCTGAACGACCGCCTGGCGGTCAAGGGCCACGGCCCGATCTCGCGCTCCGCCTTCAGCCGGCGCACGGTCCGCCTGAAGCGCCGGGCCGACCGGCTGGCCGAACGCGACGCGCTCTATGCCGGCGTCATCGACAAGATCACGCCGGAGAAGATGGCCGAGCAGGACATCATCCTCGGCGAGTTGCTGAAGGCGCTGATCGACGAGCTGATCGACGAGGCGCGGTCCTCCAAGGAAGTCGACGAGCTGGCCTCGGCCTACAAGAAGACGGTTTCGGCGCAGGACACGTCAGCCAAGCTGAAGGCGGTGGCGCTGGCCGAGGCTAATAGGAAGGTGGAGCAGGCGGTCGACACGGTGGCGAAGGTCAAGGGCCTGACCGCCGACACGGTCGATGCGATCAAATCGCAGATCCTCGGGGTGCGGACGTGATGCCCGAGTTAGAGCATCTTCGCAACTACGACCCCTGGCTGCCGCGCGGGCTGGTTGCGACGGCAGAAGAGCGGGCCGAGAGGGACGCGCGCCGCGCTGCTCGCCACTGGGAACTGATTGAGGAGAAGGAGAAGGCGACCAGGCCACAGAAGCTCGGGGTGCGGACGTGATCGCCTGTTGCCCCACCTGCGGCGGCACTCTCACCGAGGCACTCCCGGCTGGTTCGCTGGCAGGCATTTTTACGGGAGTATTTGCCGCCATCGTCGAACATCTGGCGCAAAGGGCGGGGCGCTGGGTGACGAGCCAGGCTCTCGCCGCTGTCGTCTATGCGGACCGGCCTGACGGCGGCCCCGACGATGCCTGCGGCTCGATCCGGGTGACGATCTCGAAGAACCGGCATCGCGTTCTTCCTCTGGGCTGGCGGATCGAAGGACATAACGGTCCGGGCGGCGGCTACCGGCTGGTGCTGGCATGACCGGCCCGATCTCGAAGGAGGAATGGGCGAGGCTCCGCGCCGAGACGATGGCCAGCGTCGACGAGCTGGTCGAGCAGCTCGGCCTGCCGAAGGTGCTGCTCGACTACCAGGCCGAGGCCGTCGACCTGCTGGAGAGCGGCACGACGCTGGTCGTCATCGAGAAGTCCCGCCGCGTCGGCCTGACCTGGGCGCTGGCCGCCGCGGCCGTGCTGCGCGCCGGCCGGCAGAAGGCCGCCGGCGGCATGGACGCCATGTATATCTCCTACAGCCAGGAGATGACGCGCGAGTTCGTCGACGCCTGCGCCATGTGGGCGCGGGCCTTCGCGATCGGCGCGGCCGCGGCCGACGAGTTCCTGTTCGACGACACCGATCCGGCGCACCCGACCGAGACGCGGCAGATCAAGGCCTTCCGCATCCAGTTTGCGTCCGGCTTCGAGGTGCTGGCGCTGTCGTCGGCGCCGCGCGGCCTGCGCGGCAAGCAGGGCCTGGTCATCATCGACGAGGCCGCCTTCGTCGACAATCTGAAGGAGCTGCTGAAGGCCGCGCTCGCCTTCCTGATGTGGGGCGGCCAGGTCGCCGTCGTGTCGACCCATGACGGCGTCGACAACGAGTTCAACGTGCTCGTCCAGGACATCATCGGCAAGCGCCGGCCGGGCAAGCATATCAGGATCGACTTCGACCAGGCGCTGAAGGACGGGCTCTACCAGCGCATCTGCCTGGTCGGCGGCAAGGAATGGTCGGTCGAGGCCGAGGCCGAGTGGCGGCAGGACATCATCGACTTCTACGCCGACGGCGCCGACGAGGAGCTGTTCTGCATCCCGGCCCAGGGCTCGGGCGCCTGGCTGACCGGGCCGCTGATCGAGGCGCGCATGACGCTGCCGCCGATCATGGCGCCGATCGTGCGGATCTCGCTGCCGGACAATTTCCTGCATCTGTCGGAGCTCCAGCGCGACCACCTGATGGCGCCGTTCCTGGAGGAGATCAGCACCGCGCTCGCCCGGCTCGATCATCGCGAGAGCCACGCCTTCGGCTACGACCCGGCGCGGCGCCGCGACCCGGCGATCATGACGCTGCTCGCCACCTCCCGCATGCTCGACCGCCGCGAGGCGCTGACGGTGGAGCTGCGCAACGTACCCTTCGCCGAGCAGAAGCAGATCGCGCTGCTGATCCTCAATTCCGCGCCGGGGCTGACCGGCGGCGCGATCGACGCGACCGGCATGGGCGCCAACCTCGCCGAGGACATCGGCCGCGCGTTCGGGCTGCGCACGGCCGACGACGACACCGGCCTGATCTGGGCGATCACGCTGACGGCCAAGTGGTATAACGAGAACCTGCCGCCGCTGAAGACCGCCTTCGAGGATGGCACGATCGCGCTCGTGAAGGACAGGGAGCACCATGGCGACCTGCGCCTGGTGAAGGTGATCCGCGGCATCCCGCAGGTGCCGGCCGAGCGCGAGGGAACGCCTGGCAACAAGCGGCATGGCGACTTCGCCGTCGCGCTCGGGCTCGCTCACTTCGCCAGCCGCTGGGGCCTTGAGGAATACGGCTACACGCCGGCCACGGCCGAGGAGGCCGGCCGCGCCGAGCTGTTCGAGCGCCGCGCCCGTGCCGGCGGCCTCACCCCATCCAGCCACGGAGGCCTCTGGTGAATTCGATCGTGCTGACCGACCGCTGGGGCAACACGCTGACCGACCACGAGCTGGCCCGCCGCGGCGTGCCCGGCGCCCGGCCGCGGCCGCGCGAGGGTTTTGCGGAGCCGACCGTCGGCTCCGTGCGCTCGATCTGGACCGAGGGCGTGGTGGCCGGCCTGACGCCGGACCTGCTTGCCCAGGTGCTGCGTTCGGCCGCCCACGGCTATCCCGACCGCTTCTTCGTGCTCGCCGAAGAGATGGAGGAGCGCGACCTGCACTACCGGGCCGTGCTCGGCACGCGCAAGACGGCGATCACCGGCATCGAGCCGATCGTGGTGCCGGGCGGGGAGGACGCGCTGTCGGTCAAGATCGCCGATGCGGTGAAGGAGATCGTGGAGCAGCCGGCCTTCGTCGACGATTACGCGACCGACAACCTCGACGGCCTGTCGAAGGGCTATGCGCTGGTCGAGACGATCTGGGACCGGTCGCGCAAGGAATGGTGGCCGGACAAGTATGAGTGGCGCGACCCGCGGCACTTCCTGCTCGACCGCCGCGACGGCCGCACGCTGCGCATGAAGTCGGAGTTGCGGGCGGACGGCGTCGAGCTGCCGCCCTTCGTCTTCTCGATCCACCGGCCGAAGCTGAAGAGCGGCCTGCCGGTGCGCGGCGGGCTCGCCCGGCTGGCCGCCTGGGCCTTCCTGTTCAAGCACTACTCGCTGAAGAACTGGATGAAGTTCCTCGAAGTCTTCGGCATGCCGCTGCGGGTGGGCCGCTTCGGCCCCGGCGCCAAGGACGACGACAAGCGCGTGCTGCTGCGCGCCGTGCGGGATCTGTCGACCGATGCCGCGGCGATCATTCCGAAAGGCATGGAGATCGACTTCCACGAGGTCTCGGGCGGCTCCGGCAACGGCCTGTTCGGCAACATGGCCGAGTATCTGGACAAGCAGATTTCGAAGGGCGTGCTCGGCCAGACGATGAGCACCGACGACGGCTCCTCGCTCGCCCAGGCGCAGGTGCACGAGGACGTGCGCCACGACATTGCAAGGGCGGACGCACGCCAGCTCGCCGTCACCGCCAACCGCGACCTGATCCGCCCCTTCGTCGACTTCAATTTCGGGCCGCAGGAACGCTATCCGACCGTGGTCTGGCCGGTGGTGGAGGCCGAGGACATCAAGGCGCTGGCCGAAGTGGTCGACAAGATGGTCGGCCTCGGCATGGAGGTCTCCGCCGACAAGATGCGCGAGCGTATGGGCTTCGAGGACCCGGACGAGGATGACGAGCTGCTCGTGGCGCCGGTGAAGACGCTGCCCGCGCCGGCCGGCGAGGAGGACGCGCCGCCGGCGCCTCCGAAGAGGAAGCCGCCGGCGAAGAGCGAGAAGGCGCGGCGCCTTGGTCCGGCCTGCCCGCATTGCGGTGGTCACCATGAGCTCGCCGCAGCCGGGGCCGGGCAATCCGAGCTCGATCTGATGGTGGAGGAGGCGCTGTCGCACTGGGAGGCCGACATCGATCCGATCTTCGACCCTATCCGCCAGCTCGCCTCCCAGGCGAAGAGCTACGAGGAGTTCGCGGCCGGACTCGACCGGCTGCGGCTGGAGCCGGGAAGTGCGGCGCTCGTCGCCCGCATGGCCGTGCTCGCCATGAAGGCGCGCGGCAATGGCGACATCGGCGAGGACCCGGCAGCCTGATCTGGGGAGACCGACTTGGCGGACCTGTTCACGACGGCGCCGGAGGAGGTGCTCCGCTACTTTCGGGCGAAGGAGAGCCAGCCCTCCTTCCACTGGCAGGACGTGGCGCCGGAGGAGCACGCCTACGCCTTCACGGTCGCCCGCTCGGCCGGCTTCGACATCCTCGACGACGTGCGCGCCGCGCTCGACCGGGCGATCGCCGACAATGTGCCCTTCGACCAGTTCGCCCGCGACCTGGTGCCGACGCTGCAGGCGAAGGGATGGTGGGGCCGCCAGCTCGTCACCGACCCGCTGACCGGCGAGCAGGTGCTGTCGGACCTCGGCAGCCTGCGCCGGCTGCGCACCATCTATTGGGCGAACACGCGCTCGGCCTGGGCGGCGGGCGAGTGGGAGCGGAGCGAGCGCAACAAGCGCTTCCTGCCGTATCTGCTCTATGTCCGCTCGACGGCGCGCGAGAAGCGGCCGGAGCATTTGCGCTTCGTCGGCATGATCGCGGAGGTCGACGATCCGGTATGGGACCGGCTCTATCCGCCGAACGGCTGGAACTGCCAGTGCTCGGTGCGTCAGATCTCCGGCGTCGAGGCGCGGCGGCTGGGCTATGACGGCTCGCCGCCGCCGGATCTGGAGCTGGTGCCCTGGACCAACAGGCGTACCGGCGAGCAGGTGATGGTGCCGATGGGCGTCGATCCGGGCTGGGACCGCAACCCCGGCAAGCTGCGCGGCCGCGCTGTCGGCGAGCTCGTCACCGAGCGGGTGCGGCTGATGCCGGCCGCGCAGCGCGATGCCGCGATCGCCGACTTCGTCGCCTCGCCGGCGTTCCGCGCGCTGGCCGAGGGTCGGCTGAAGGAGGCGAACCTGCCGGTGGCGCATCTGCCGCCGGCCGTCGTGGAGCGCTTCGGTGCCGGGTCGGGTGTCGTCAGCCTGTCCGCCGACAGCGTCCGCCACATCCTGGAGGAGCGGGCCGAGCGCGGCTTGAGCGTCGCCGACTTCCGTCAGGCGCTGACGGCGATCGGCGCGCCGAATGCTGCAGCGCGCCGGGAAAAGTCGGTGATCCTCATGGTGAAGGTGGGCGGCCGATGGTGGCGAGCGGTCGTCAAGCGGGTGCCGAGCGCCGATGAGTGGTGGCTGGTCAGCCTGCTCGAAAAGGGCGACGCATCCGCGCTGGAGTTCATGGCGCGTGAAAGGCGCAAGGGCCGGCTGATCGAGTGAAAAGGCGCGGAGGGTCGTCACTCCCTCGCAGGATCCGGAAACCGTCCCTGGTGAACTGGCTCGCGCCCGTCCTCATTATGGTGCATGCTGAAGGCCATTTCAACGGCCGGAGAACGTCATGCGCATCGCTCTCGCCCTTGCCCTCTCCCTGCTCGCCACGCCGGTGCTCGCCGGCGCTGCCGAGGACGGCAAGGCGCTCTACGCCGTCACCGGCGAGGCCGCTGCCCTGTTCACCGGGCTGCTGGAGCGCGCGCCGGCCGAGCCGGCCGTGGCGGCGCTCGCCATGAAGGACGAGGTGTCGCGGCCGCTGTCGCGCGCCGACGACGCGTTCATGGCCGCGCTCGCCGCCGGCGACGTCCAGGCCTATGCGCCATTCCTGCCGTGCCGCAGCGCGGCCGTCTCGCTGGGCGCCGTGGCTGACGGCTACGCGGCCTGGCTTGGAGGACGCGGCGACCGCCCCGACGTGGATCTCGACATCGGCTATTTCCGCGAGGACTTCACCCGCTGCGAGCTGGCGCTCGACCTGCCCGTGACCTTCGCCGAGGTCGCCGCGACGCTTTCGCGATAGGCGGCCGCAGGAGGGCGACTGCGGGGGTCCGGACGGGCCGACGCACGTCCGCAGGCCGCAAAATCGCTCCTACCCCGTTCAAAACCCGTTCTTGAGGCCGTTGCGCCGGCGTCGACCGGCGGCATGACCGCCGCTCGACCATCCTGCCGATCTTGGCGCAGATACGCTGACAGTGTCAGCGTGCCCGAAGCGCGGCGAAGCGGGTCATTTGTCGCCCATGACCCTCGCGACGGCAACAGCGATTTTCGGGACCGACCTCGCAGCCGCATCCGGCACGGCGCCGGAGTGGGTCGAGCTGTTCCCCGCCGGGCCGGAACTCGTCGCCGTCGACGGCCGCCGCTGGACCGCCAATCCCGCGGCCGTGCTCGCCGCCTTCGCCGCCCGCGACGGCCGGCCTCTGCCGATCGACTACGAGCATGCGCAGGCCTACAAGGTCGGCACCGGGGACGAGGCGCCCGCCGCCGGCTGGATCGTCGCACTCGAGGAACGCGCCGGAGCCGTCTGGGGCAAGGTCGAATGGACGCCGCGCGCCGCGCGCCGGATCGTCCACCGCGAATACCGTTACGTCTCGCCCGAATTCCAGCGCGACAAGGCCGGCCAGGTGCTGCGGCTCGACGGCGCCGCGCTCGTCAACCGCCCCGCCCTCGAAATGCTGGCCGCCCTCGCTGCCCGCCAGCCAAACCCCAAAGGAGACGACATGAAGAACATCGCAACGGCGCTCGGCCTGGCCGAGGCGTCGGAAGAGAAAGCGATCGTCGACAAGGCGAAGGAGCTGGCCGCCGCGGCGACCTCCGTCGCTGCGATCGCGACGGCGCTGAAGCTCGACGCCGGCGCCGACCAGGCCGCCATGCTCGCCGCCATCGGCACGCTGCAGGAGAAGGCCGCCGCCGATCCCGGCGCCGCGACCGAGCTCGCCGCGGTGAAGACGAGCCTCGACCAGGCAAGCGCCCGCATTGCCGAGCTGGAGACGGCAGGCCATAAGCGGGATGTCGACGCCGCGCTCGACGAGGTGCAGGCCGCCGGCAAGATCACGCCGGCGAGCCGCGAGAAGTATCGCGAGATGTGCGCGGACGCGGGCGGCCTGAAGCGCTTCCGCGAGCTGGCCGCCACCCTGCCGGTCATCGCCGAGCCGACCAGGCTCGGAGCCAAGGCGGGCAGCGTCTCGACCGAGGAGGCCGAGCTGCCGGCGGCGGAGCTCGCCGCCAAGGCCCGCAAGTATCAGTCCGAACAGCACGCGCTCGGCAACATGGTCTCGATCACGGCCGCCGTCGCGCACGTCCAGGAGGCCGCGCAGTGAACCCGATCCTGACCAAGTCCTACATGGCGACCGCCGCGATCGCCGCCTTTCTGATCGCCAAGGCGAGCGGCGACCGCACCGTCGCCGTCGCGGCCGACCCGGAGGACCTGCTCGTCGGCGCGGTCGGCAACCTGGCCCTCGCGGCGAACGACATGGCCGACATCGTCGAGGTCGGCATCTCGGAGGTCCGCCTCGGCGGCGAGGTCGACTTCAACGAGCCGCTGACGGCGGACGCCAACGGCAAGGCGGTCGCGGCCGCGCCGGTGGCGGGCAAGGACATCCGCATCATCGGCTTCGCCCGCGCCGCCGGCGTCGCCGACGACGTCATCCCCTATCTCGCCGCGCCCGGCGTGATCTCCACCCCGGCCGCCGGCTGATCGGACACCCGGCGCGCCGCTCTTTCGGGCGGCGCGCCCGAACCCCGCGAGGAGCCGCAACGTGACCACCAGGCCCTTTCCCGTCTCGGCGACGCTGACCGCGATCGCCATCGCCTACAGAAACCCGGCGCACACGCTGATCGCCAGGCGCGCCCTGCCCGAGCTTCCCGTGCTGTCGGAGAAGTTCAAGTACAACGTCTTCCCGCTCGCCCAGGGCTTTTCGCTGACCGACGCCGAGGTCGGCCGCAAGGGCCAGGTCAACCAGATCGAGGTGACCGCCGAGGAGGCGGACAGCTCGGTGAAGGATTACGGCCTGGATGCGCCGATCCCGCAGTCCGACATCGACGAGGCCGCGCGGCAGCGCGCCGCCAGGCAGTCGATGTACGACCCGGAGGGCGCGGCCGTCGAGACGCTGACCAACCAGATCGAGCTGCATCGCGAGGTGCGCGTGGCGGCGATCGTCCAGGACGCGGGCAATTATTCGAGCGGCCGCAAGGTGACGCTGTCGGGCACCAGCCAGCTCTCCGACTTCGACGACAGCGATCCGCTCGGCGTGCTCGACGCGGCCATGAACGGTACGCTGGTCTATCGCCCGAACCACATCGTCATGGGCATGGCGGTGTGGAACAAGATCAAGATGCACCCGAAGCTGCTCAACGCGGTCAAGGGCGGCCTCACCACCGAGGGCTGGATCAGCCGGCAGCAGTTCGCCGACCTGATGGAGATCCCGCTCGACAACCTGCTGATCGGCGAGGGCCTGCTCAACACGGCCAAGAAGGGCCAGGCGGCCAGCCTGTCGCGCGTCTGGGGCAAGAACATCGCCTGCCTCTATCTCGACCGCTCGAAGGGCTCGACCGACGACGCCACGATAACCTGGGGCTTCACGGCCAAGCTGGGCGACCGCGTCGCCGGCTCGATCGAGGACCCCGACATCGGCCTGCAGGGCGGCAAGCGCGTGCGCTGCGGCGAGCGCGTGCGCGAGCATGTCTGCGCCAAGGACGTCGGCTACCTGATCAAGGACGCCGTCGCCTGATCGGCGGGGGAGCCGGCCGCGCCGCGGCGGCCGGACACCTGCCCGCCCGCGGTTGCTCCCAACGCCGCGGGCGGGTTCCCGGATCGGGGTCCGGGACGAGCCTTTCCAGGGCGCCGTCGCAGGTCTCGCGTGGCGACGCTCCGGCAAGACCCGAAGGAGAGAGCAAGTGAGCAGCAAGACCAGTGCCGGCGCCGACGAGGACGCCGCGAAGAAGGCCGCAGCCGAGGAAGCCGCCGCGAAGGCGGCCGAGGCGAAGAAGGCCGAGGAAGCCGCCGCGAAGGCGGCCGAGGCGAAGAAGGCCGAGGAAGCCGCGGCGAAGAAGGCCGCGGCGAAGGGGCCGCTCGTGAAGGAGGCCATCCACCACGACGGCAGGCTCTACGAGCCGGGCAGCCACCTGCCGGCCGGCATCGACCCGGCCGTGCTCGCCCGCCACCAGGAGCTGGGCAACATCTGACCGGCGGCCGCGCCGGCAGCGGAACACCCGAGCGCGCCCGCCGACAGGCGCGAACCCGAAGACCGGCTGCAGCGGCGGGGCGGCCGGTCACCCCTTCAGCGAGGCAATCATGTCCGACGAGGTTTTAGGCCTTCCCGTTTCCGGCTACCGGCCGCAGGCGCCGGAGGCCGTGGCCACCGTGAATGCCTCGAAGGAGCTGGAGGAGCACGTGCTGCGCCTGATCGACGAGATCGGCGACGATGCCGCGCTCGCCGCGGACAGGCGCTGGCTGGCGATCGGCCGCACGGCGATCGAGCAGGGCTTCATGGCGGTCAACCGGGCCGTCTTCAAGCCGGAGCGGATCGCGCTTCCCGATCTCGACGAGCCGGTGACGGAGACCGGCTGGGTGCTGGAGCGGGCCGACAGCCCGGTCGCGGCGCCGCTCTACTTCACGCTGGCGCTCGGCGGCCCGGCCTGGACGGCCGACCATGCCGAGGCGATGCGCTTCGCCCGCGAGATCGACGCCTCGCACCAGGCCATGAGGCTCGGCTGCCCGACCCGCGTCTGCGAGCATCGGTGGGACTGACGATGACCGCCGTCTTCATCCTGATGACCGTCATTGCCTACTCGATCGCCGGCGGTGCGCTGTGGCTGGTCGCCGTGATGTGGTGGACGGAAAGAAGCCCGAAGGCCGCGACCGCGGCCCGCCGGGCGTCCGGCGCCCCGTCCGGAGGCCAGCTGCCGGCAGGCGGCGACACGGCCGCGAGGACACGGTAGATGCGCTACGCTACCCGCGAGCAGCTGGAGAAGGTCTGGGGCGCGGCCTTCGTCGCCGGCCTGCTGCCGGCCGACATCATCGCCGACGAGGCCGACGACGGCGAGGCCCCGGAGGGCGCGATCGCCGAGGCGATCGACGGCGCGCTCGATCTCGCCTCCGACGAGATCGACCTGCACCTGTCGGCCCGCTACACGCTGCCGCTGGCGGCGCCCCCGGCCGTGCTGGTGACGCCTTGCGCCAACATCGCCGTCTACATCCTGGCCAACCGCCACACCGCACTCACCGAGACGATCGAGGACCGCTACGAGCAGGCCACGAAGCTCTTGGAGCGCATCGCCGACGGCAAGGCCGGGCTCGGCGCCGACGAGCCTTCCGTCGCCGGCCCCGACGCCTCGGCCGGGGGCGCGGCCTTCTCGGCCGACGAGCGGCAGTTCCGCGGGGACTGGTGATGGCAGGCGTCGCGCTGGAGATCGTCGAGACCGGGCTGACCGAGGCCATCCTCAAGATCGAGGGCATCGCCGACGCGCCCCGCGGCGAGCTGATGGAAGGCATCGGCCGCCTCGTCCAGGGCCAGACGCGCCGGCGCATCGAGACCGAGAAGACCTCGCCGGCGGGCGCCGCCTGGAAGCCGAACCGCGCGGGCACCTCGATCCTCTACCGCTCCGGCGCGCTGGCCCGCTCGATCGACTATGCCGCGGCCGACGACAGCGTCCAGGTCGGCTCGGCGCTGGTCTACGCCGGCGTGCACCAGGGCGGCGCCGTGATCGTGCCGAAGACGGCGACGCGGCTGGTCTTCCATGCCGGCGGCCGTCTCGTCTTCGCCATGAAGGTGACAATCCCGGCCAGGCCCTTCGTCGGCCTGTCGGCCGACAACCAGAACGAGATCGTCGAGACCGCCGAAGAGTGGCTGGAGAGGCTCGTTCAATGAGCGTTGAGGGCCGCATCAACCTCTTCCGGGCCGCCGTGGCCGCGCAGTTGAAGGCCGCCATGCCGGCGCTCGCCTCCTGCGAGGAGCAGTTCGGCCGCTTCGACCTCGACGAGCTGGAGACCACGATCGTGCGCGCGCCGGCCGTGCGGTTCTCCGTGCTGCGCGCCCGCCTGCCTGCCACCGCGTCGGGCCAGCAGGACGCCGCGCTCGAGTGCGCCGCCTTCATCGTCACCGACGGGCGCGACCGCGACCGCCAGGCCTGGGCGATCGCCGAGGCGATCGCAGTCACCCTGCAGCCGCCCGGCCTGTGGGGGCTGACCCAGCTCGGCGCGCCGGCCGAAATCGTCATCCAGCCGGCGGTGACGGCGAAGCTGAAGCAACGCGCCGTCTCGCTGATGGCGGTCGAGTGGAAACAGGAGCTGCGCCAGCTCGGCACCGACATATTCGACGATGCCGGCCATCTGCTGGAGGAGCTCTACGTCAACGACGAGCCGGTCGACCTCGACGAGCTCGCCGGCGAGGGAGAGGCGCCATGAACGAGCAGCTCGCGGTCCGGACGCTGGGCAGCGAATTCCGCGCCTTGTGGAAGGCGCTCGACGATCACAACCGTCGCGCCGCCGCCACCTTCCTGAAGGGCAAGGTGCACGAGATCGACGGCGACCTGGTGCGGCTCGAATTGGCGCCGCCGGACGGCCGCGGCAAGCGCTTCCTGTCGCCGAAGGTGAAGGTGCAGGAGATGGCCGGGCGGACCGGCTCGCGCTTTCCGGTGAAGAAGGGCGATCCGATGTGGCTCTTGTCGCCCAATGGCGAGCTCGGCTCGGCCTCGATGGCGATCCGCGACGCCTGGACCGACGATGCGCCGGCGCCGAATGGCGACAACCAGGAGCTGGTGCTGGCGCACGACGGCTGCGAGATCCGCATGAAGGGCGGCAAGCTGACGCTCGTCGGCGACACGATCGCCGCAGCCAGCGACCGGCTCACCCACAACGACCGCAACGTCGGCTTCGACCACAGGCATCGCGACGTGGTGTCCGGGCCGGAGCTCACCGGCGAACCCGTTTGAACCAGGAGGATCACGCATGGACGTCCAGAAACACAAGTTCGAAGTGACCGAGAAGGCCGGCAGCTTCGTCGCCGGCATGCGCAGTCCCGGCGCCGGCAAGGAGCTGCTCCTCACCGAGGAACAGGCGGCTTATGCGCTGCGGGCCGGCGAGCTGAAACGCAGCGGCGCCAGGGCCAAGGCCGCGGCGAAGCCGAAGCCCGACAAGCCCGAGCCGGCCAAGGCCGAAGCGCCGAAGGCCTGACGTAGATGAGCGTCAGGGCGGGCATAGACGCGCGGACGGGCGCGGTGCTGACCGGCTGGGACCATTGCGCCCAGTCGATCGGCAAGTGCCTGACGACGCGTCTTGCCTCGCGCGTCATGCGCCGCCACCTCGGCGGCCGGGTCCCCGAGCTGCAGGACCAGAACGCCGACGCCGGCACGATCCTGGCGGCCTATGTCGCGATCGCGGAGGCGCTCGCCGATCCGGACGGCGGCGAGCCGGGCTTCAACCTGACAGGCATCGACATGGTCGAGGCGGGCCGGAAGGGGCGCTTCGTCTTCCTGTTGTCCGGCGTCTACTACCCGCTCGGTCACGAGGGCGACTTCAGCCTGGTCGAGGACCGTTCCTACCAGTTCGCGGCCGGAGGCTTCGTACGGTGAGCGTTTTCAGGAGCGCGGCATGAGCGGCAGGCTGCCCCCCGAATATGCAGGCCTGCCGGAGCCGGCGATCGTCGAGGAGATCGGCTACGAGACGGCGCTCGCCGCCAAGATCGCGCGGCTGGCAGAGAACTTTGCCGCAGCGGGCCTGCCCTACAGCGTCTCGGCGACGCAATACGACCCGGCCGTGATCCAGCTCCAGGGGGCGGCCTATGACGACATGCGGCTGCGCCAGCGTATCAACGAGGCCGCGCGCGCCAACCTGCTCGCCTTCGCGCGCGGCGGCGACCTCGACCAGATCGGCCTCTTCCACGGGGTCGCGCGCATGGTAGGCGAAGACGACGACCGCTACGCCTACCGCATCGTTCTTAGGGTGGCCGACCGCAATTCGGGAGGCACGGCGCCGCGCATCGAGTTCCTGGCGATGACGGCCGACCTGCGGGTCAAGGACGTGGTCGCCTTCACGGTCGGCCGCAGCCCGGTCATCCACCTGCCTGTGCTGGCGACCGACAATGATGGTGTCGCGGACGCCCCGCTGCTCGCCGCCGTCGACGCGGCGGTGAACGACCCGGCCAACCGGATGGTCAACGACACGATCGTGCCGGCCGCGGCCGTCCGCCAGGTGGTCGCCGTCGCCGCCGACGTCTGGCTGCTGCCGGATGCGCCGATGTCCGATCTCGACGCGATCGAGCCGGCGCTGCGCGCGGCTTGGGCGGCCGACGGCAAGCTCGGCCGCGACCTGACCGCGAGCTGGCTCGCGCGCGAGCTCATGCGCGGCGGCGTGCAGCGGGCCGAGAACATCCTGCCGGCCACCACGATCGCGCCCTTCGACCAGGCGATCGCCATCGGCACGGTCGCGCTCTCCTTCAAGGGCAGGGCCTACTGATGGGCCAGGCCGACCTCCTGCCCGTCAACTCCACCGCCTGGGAGCGGGCGCTCGCCGACGCCGCCGGCCACCGGCCGGCGATCGAGGCGGCGGTCATCAACATCAAGCGCGCCAAGCTGGTGCTGCGGCCGCCGTCCTTCCTGCCCTTCCTGCACTACGAATACGGGCTGCGCGAGCTGGCGATCTACCTGCCCAATCCCTACGCGCTGATCGACCAGGGCCGCGCCTGGCAGGAGATCCGCGGCACGGCGCCGGCGATCGATCTCGCGCTCTCCTGGCTCGGCATGGCGGGCGCGGTCGAGGAGGCCTCGCCGGAGCGCAATTTCTGGAACGCCTTCAGCCTGATCTTCACGACGCTGCCCGAGAGCGATGCGCCGCTGCTGGAGCGGATCGAGGGCGTCGCCTCGCTGTCGGCGCCGATGCGATCGAAGTTCCGGCGCGGCGTCTTCGGCTACGACGTGCGCGCGCTCGAAGCCGAGTTCGGCCGGCTCGACAATGCGATGCTCGACTGGTCGAGCGGCATCAAGGCCACGCAGGGCACGCGGCTCTTCCCGGAGGGTGCGATCTGGTCGTTCGGCCGCGTCCACGAGATCGACCACCTCTACACCGAGGAGGAGGGAACGGCGCTGGGCAACTGGCTCGATCCGGTCGAGGGCGACCCGCTCGCCTGGGTCGAGATGACCTATCCGTGGATCGAGGCGACCTTCCCCTGGGCGGCCAGCGCCGAGGTCCAGCGCCGGGCGCTGCTCGCCTCTTGGTTCGCCTCGCGGCCGATCTACCTGGCGCTGCGGGACGGCGACGGCGAGCCGATCGGCTGGCGGCGCTGCCGGGCCGTGTGGCCGGTGGCGGCGGCCTTCGGCTGCGCCTACTCTTTCGACGGCACCGACTACGACCCCGCCGCGGCCGGGGGCCGGCTCTATGTCGAGGCGATGACCGATTTCGACGATGCCGACGGCGTGGAAGTGGCCGAGGCCGCGCTGCTGGTCGATCCCGATCTGGCCGCCGGCATCCCGCCCGGCCGGCGCTGGCTGGCGCCGGACGAGCTCTCCGGCGGGGTGGAATTCGCGGCGAGCGAGATCTCGGTCGGCCTGCGAAGGACCGTCCGGGACCGCTTCAAGTTCATGATCAGGTTCTAGGGGTGAGGTGATGGCGCACGAGCACGAGAGCGGCCTTCCGTTCGCATATGACAGGGCGGCCGCGCACCCGGAGTGGCAGGGGCTGGTCTTCCACGGCCGCCGGCCGCTGATCCAGGGCGCCGAGCTGACCGAGCTGCAGACGGTGGCGCGCGCCCGCCAGGCGCGCCTCGGCCGGCTGATCGCCAAGGATGGCGACCGCGTGAAGGGCGCCTCCGCGATCGTCGATGCCGAGGCGGGCACCGTCACCCTGACCGAGGGCGAGATCTACGTCGCCGGCGACGTGCTGCCGGTGGCCGCCGCCGTGCTGGAGGACGTGGCGATGGAGGGCCGCGTCACGATCGGCGTGCGGCTCGTAAAGAGCTGGATCACCGGCGAGGACGATCCCTCCCTCTACGGCCTGGTGCCCGGCGCCGACAGCGAGCTGGAGCCGGGCGCGGCCCGCGAAATCGCCACGATCGCCTGGGCTATCGAGGGCGACGACGGCGAGGGGCAATACCATCCCGTCTATCTCCTGCAGGACGGCACGATCCTCGACCAGACGCCGCCGCCCGCCCTCGATGGCATCATGCAGGGCCTGGCGCTCTACGACCGGCCGCACGGCAACTACATCGTCAAGGGCTGCGCGGTCACCGCGCTCGGCGCCAGCGCCGGCGCCCAGCTCTTCTCGATCGCCCAGGGCGAGGCCAACATCAACGGCTTCAAGGTGACCCGCTTCGCCTCGCTGCGCCACGCCGAGGAGGAGGACTGGGACACCGGCGCGGCGCCCGGCGAGACGCACACCTATCCGGGCGGCGCCAGCCACACTTTCGAGGTCGACCAGTTCCCGATCGACGAGATTTCGTCGATCCTGCTGACCAAGGAGAAGACGGTCGCCGTCAACCGCGGCGCGATCGCCAACGGGCTCGACGGGCTTCCCGACACGTCGGTGATCGAGCTGATCGCGGTCGAGCAGGGCGAGACCAGCTACGACATCGGCGCCGACTGCATCCGCACCGGCAATTCGGTCGACTGGGCGCCGGCCGGTGCCGAGCCCGCCGGCGGTTCCACCTACAACGTCACCTATCGCTACCGCGCCAGCGTCGAGGCCGACGCTTTCGACGACAGGCACATCACCGTTTCGGGCGGCGCCGACGAGGGCGACATCATCGTCGCCTACACCTGGAAGCTGCCCCGCATCGACCGGCTCTGCATCGACGCCGCCGGCCAGCCGGTCTATCTGCGCGGCGTCTCGGCCGCGGCCAATCCCTGGCCGCCGGTGCCGCCCGGCCAGCTGCTCGTGCTGGCCGACATCCGCAACGACTGGATGGGCACGCCGGTGGTCACAAACAGCCGCGTCAAATCGGTCGACTACGAGACGCTCTGGCGCTTCCTCGACATGCTGGAGGACCATTCCCGCCTGCTGCAGCTCGAGCGCATCAAGTCCGGCATCGATGCGCGCGACCCGACCTCGCATCGCGACATGTTCGTCGATCCGCTCGCCGACGACAGCCTGCGCGACGCCGGCGAGGCACAGACGGGCGCCGTCGGCAACGGCATGCTGCAGCTGCCGATCGCCGTCACCGTGCATTTCGGCGCCCTTGCCGGCCCCGTCATGCTCGACCACGAGGAGGAGGTGCTGGTCGAGCAGGAGCTGAAGACGCACTGCATCAAGATCAACCCCTACCAGAACTTCACGCCGCTGCCGGGCGCGCTGAAGCTGTCGCCGGCCTCCGACTTCTGGACCTCCTACCAGACGGAATGGGCCTCGCCGGCGACGCTGGAGTTCAACCGCGGCGTGGCGGCCGCCGGCTCGCCGCTGGAGACCTCCTCGACTTCCGTCGAACTGGCGGCGCAGCGCCGTGTCGCGGCGCAGTTCCTGCGCCAGATCGAAGTCAGCTTCACCATCTCCGGCTTTGGTGGCGGCGAGATCCTGGAGACCCTCACCTTCGACGGCATCGACGTGACGCCGGCGGGAGAGGTTGCGGCCGACGAAGCCGGCACGATCACCGACACCTTCACCATCCCCGCCAACGTGCCGGCCGGCACGAAATCGGTGCGCGCCGAGGGTGCCGGCGGCACGATCGCCAGCGCGCTGTTCACCGGCGCCGGCACGATCCTCATCGACACGATGCGCCGCGTCACCACGGTCGAGCGCTGGAGTGCGCCGCCGGTGGTGGCCATGGGCGGTGATGGCTGGCTCCCGTCGTGGGCAGGATCTACCAATGGCGGTCCAGATGGTGGCGGCCTGAACGCGATCGGTTTCGACCAGGCCGACCCGCAGGCGCAGATCTTCAACGTGCCGGAGCCGCGCCAGCTCGTCGGCGTCGACTTCCACCTGTGCGCACTGGGCGAGCCGACCAACGCGATCCTGATCCACCAGGTGGGCGTCGACAACTCGATCCCCGTCCACGACCCGATGGCGGAGGCCTTCGTGCCGATGGCGGACGCCGCGGTGGGCTGGATCGAGGCGCGCTACAATTTCCCGGTGACGACGCCGCCGTCACGCCAGCACGCCTTCGTCGTCAAGACCGACGATGCCGACCATTCGATCTCGGCAGCAAGCCTCGGCGGCTTCGACGCCGACCAGCAGAAATGGGTGACCGCGCATCCCTATCCGGTCGGGCCACGGGCCTCCTCGGTCAACGCCATCCAGTGGAATTTCCATCAGGACGAGGCACTCGCCTTCCGGCTGGTGGCGGCCCGCTATCCGGTGACGACGAAGGTGGTCGACCTCGGCGAGGTCGACCTCGTGGACGCCAGCGACCTGCAGGTGCTGGCGGCCGTCGACCTGCCGTCGGCCGAGTGCTCCGTCGTGTTCGAGATCGAGCGCTCGAACGGCACGATCTGGCGGCTGCTGCCCGGCCAGGTGCTGCAGCTCGCCGAATACATCACCGAGACGGTGCAGTTCCGGGCGGTGCTGAAGGGCACGGCGAAACTGTCGCCGGTGCTGTTCGCGCCGGTCGAGCTGCTGGCCGGCGAGATCGCGGAGGAGTTCACCTATGTCAGCCGCGCGATCGCGCTCGGCGAGGATGTCGACCTGGCCGCCTATTTCTACGCCTACCTGCCGGGCGGCGCCTCGCTCGCCGTCGAATACGACGCGGCGGACGACGACTGGCACGAAATGGCGCTCGCCGAGACCGACGACCTCGCCTTCCCCCGGTGGACCGACCGCAAATATTCGGCCGAGGGCATCACGGCCGTCGAGGGCCGGCTGAAGATCACCGGCACCGGCGGCCCCGCGGCCAGGCTGATCGTCGGCAATCTCGGCGCCGCGAAGAAGTAGGGAGGGGCAAGTGGCCAGCGTCACCGTCAACTTCAATTTCCCCAGGCCGGACCGGGACGCCGATCCCGAACAGCATGTCGACGAGGCGCTCGACGGGATCGCCGCCGCCCACGACCAGATGGACGCGTTGTTCAAGACCCATGCCGACGCGATCGCCGGCAAGGCCGCCGCCGACCACGTCCACACGCTGGCCCAGGTGACCGGCTTGGTCGACGCGCTCGCCGGCAAAATGGCGGCCAACGCCACCTTCACCTTTGCCGGCCTGACCGATGTCGTCGGCGCGGCCGCGGCACCCGACGGCTATGTGCCGATCAAGATCGGCGACGTCTGGATCCCGGCCTCCGCGGCGGCGGCGCTCGGCGATCACGAGCATCCCATCTCCGCCGTCGTCGGGCTGGAGGAGGTGCTCGAAGGCCTCGATGACGGCAGCGGCATTTCCGACAAGGCCGCGTTCCGTGCCGCGATCGGGCTTTCCTATGCAGACGCTGCTGCGCAGGCCGCGCTCCTGGCCGCCATCGGCATCGAAGCGGGTGCCGAAGGCGACATCCTGTATCGTGGCGGCGATGGGCTACTCAAGAAGCTCGCCAAGGGCACCGCTGGCCAAAAGCTCCGTCAAAATGCCGGCCTCACGGCTCCCGAATGGGAGAGCGGGTGGGAGACGATCTATTGCGGCGACATAGCCGCCGCTGCGGCTCTTGATTTCACCGACCTGGGTGCATACCGCATCCTCCATATGATCGGGCGCCTCACCCCTTCGACCAACGGGACGGAGGTGTTTGCGCGTTTCAGCACCGACAGCGGTTCCAGCTTCGACGCCGGCAGCAATTACGACCATACCGGAATTCGCACCGACAGTGCCGGCAGTACGGCGCTGAACGGCAGCAGGAGCGCGCTGAAGCTCAACGCCGATCAGCAGGTCGACAATGGTCGCGGGACGTTCTTCGAAGCTACCTTGATGGACTGGAACCAGGCGGCGCGGTGCATGTGCCATGTGATCGCATGGCTGCTCGATGGCTCCAGCGCGCGGCAGAGGGGTAGCTACATGGTCAATTACACCGGGTCCACCGCCCGCGATGCGCTGCGTTTTGTCGCTGCGTCCGGCAATGTCGGGGGATTTGTCCTTCTAAGTGGGATCAGGGGATGACCATGCGCAAGGTCGTGAACGGAGTGGCGGTCGAGCTATCCTCCGAGGAAGAAGCCGCGATCTTTGCGCAGCAGGAGATCGACAGCGCTCCCCGCGCGCCGACCGCAGCCGATGTCGATGCCGAGCGCGATCGGCGCATTGCTGACGGCTTCACCTTCTCCGGCACCGCCTTCCAGTGCGACACCCGCAGTCAGCAGAACATCATCGCCAAGGGCGCCCAGGCGAAGTTCGCGGTCCTCGCCGGCGCGGTGGCCGACGATCTGCGCTGGGCCAACCCGGCCGCCGATTTCGGCTGGATCGCCACCGACAATTCCGTCGTGCCGATGGATGCGCCGACGACGGCCGCCTTCGCCGACGCCGCCGACCTGTGGGTGACGGCGCACATCATGGCCGCGCGGGCATTGAAGGACGCGGACCCGATCCCGGCAGACTACGCCACCGACGAGGCCTACTGGCCGTGATCGCCGCCCCTGACGCTGTCAGCGTGCCGCGCCGCGCGCGCGCGGGCTAAAGCCGGCTTCAAGCCCTCTTCAACCCGGCCCGGAGCACCTCCCGATGCCCACTTCCTCGTTCAACCACGGCGCGCGCGCCATCGACGCCGGCAGCGAGCCGCGCCCGCTGGAGATGGCGGACTATTCGACGCTTGCCACCAACTTCATCGACGAGACCGCCGACGACACGGCCTTCCCGCCCGACAGCGAGCCGAAAGTCATCTACACGCATGACGCGGCGACCGTCGCCAAGCTCGGCACCGGCGCGACCAACGAGGCGGTGCGCCTGGTCAACGCAGTGCGCGCGCAGGGCATCGAGGCGCGCATCGTCGTCTCCCGCGTCGCCCACTCCGAAGAGGCCGACCCGGAAGACGCGGCCGAGGAGGAACTCACCAACCTGATCGGCTCGGCCGCGTCCTATACGGGCATCCATGCGCTCTCCTATGCGGCGGGACACGTCGGGTTCGAGCCCGACCTGATCGTCGGCGGCCCGCGCGCGGCCGGCCGCGTCGCCGCCGCCAAAAACCCCTACGCCGACGCGGTCGAGCAGGTGGCGACCAAGCTGAAGGCGATCGCCGTGGTCGACACGGGCGGCGCCGACAGCGAGGAGGACCTCGCCTACCGGGCCGATTTCGACAACCGCTTCATCTATATGGTCAGCCCCTTCGTGCGGGTCGCTTCGGGCGCCGAGATCGTGTCGCGGCCGGCGTCCGATTTCGCGGCCGCCATGTTCGTCAAGCGCGACAAGCAGAAGGGCGGCCCCTACTGGTCGCCCTCGAACCAGAATGTGCTGGGCATCCTCGGCACGTCGCGGCCGATCTCCTATTTCGACGGAGAGATCGACCACGAGGCGAACGCCCTCAACGAGGCCGGCATCGCCACCTTCATCCCGGCGCGCCTCGTCCAGGGCTCCGGCGGCGCCTTCAGCGCCAACGGCCGCATCCTATGGGGCAACCGCACCGCCTCGGAGGACCCGCTCTGGCAGTTCGTCAACGTGGTCAGGACGCGGGCCGCGATCGAGAAGACGATCGTCGCCGGCTTCCGGCCCTGGGCGATCGACGAGAACATGACCAGCCAGCACGTGCTGGCGGTGATGCGCTCGCTGCAGGCGTTCGGCGACGAGCTCACCGCGATCGGCGCGGTGCTCGGCTTCCGCGTCTACTGGGACCGCGACATGAACCCGAACGCCAGCCTGAAGGCGGGCAAGCTGCGCGTGGAGTTCGACGCAGAGGAGACGCCGCCGCTCGAAGACCTGATCTTCGGCTCGCGCCGCAACGAGGCCTATTTCGACAACCTCGCCGCCGACATCCAGCGGCGCATTTCGGTCGAGTTCGGCGGCACCATCGCCGACTACCTGGCCGCCTGACGGGAGAGGGACATGAACTCGCTTCGCATCGTCCGCGGCTTCACCCTGGTCGCAAACGACGACAACAATCTGGCGCTCGACATCGACACGATGGCGCTTCCCAGCCTGGAGGAAATCACCGAGACGTTCCAGCCCGGCGGCTCCGACATGGAGGTCAACATCACCGGGCTGGGCGTGAAGGCCTTCACGCTGAAGTTCAAGTTGAAGACCCACACGCCCGAAGTGCTGGGCCTGTTCGGTGGCGCGCCGGGCATCCGCAATTCGTTCACCGGCAAGAAGCTCGTCGTCTCGGAGGAGGACGGCTCCGAGCACGAGCACGCGATCGACATGCTGGGCCGGCTGTCGAAGATCGAGGGCGAGGAGCTGAAGGGCGGCAAGCCCACGGGCTACGACCACGAGATCAACGGCATCTGGACCTATACCGAGTATTGGGACAGCCGCGTGATGCACCGCTTCAACTTCAAGACGGGCGGCTGGGACATCCGCAACTTCGAGCCGATCAATGTCGGCCGGCGCCGCGTGCTGTTCGGGTGAGCGCCATGACCAAGCCCGCCACCGGCGCCACCATCCAGCTCACCTATCCGCTGACCGTCAAGGCCGGCGACAAGCCGGCCACCCGCGACGCGATCGAGATCGCGCGGCCGAAGACCCGCCACGTCAAGCGGCTCGCCGTGCTGCTCGGCGCCGATCTCGCGCGCCTGCTCACCGAAGACGAGGGCGCGGCGAACGCCATGAGCAGCCGCGAGCTCGGCATCAAGGTCGTGACCGATCTCCTGACCGCGGGCAAGCTCGAGGAGCTGACGGCGATCGTCGCCGACCTCTGCGGCGAGGAGCCGGCGCTGATCGACGATCTCGACGTGGAGGACCTGCTGAAGCTGTTCGCGGCCTTCGCCGGTTTTTTTCCCTCGCTGACCTCCTTGCTGTCCGGGGGCGATCAGCCGAGCTAGCGGTCTTCTACCGCTGGCGGGCGGCCGACATCGACGAGCTCGAATGGGCCGACTTCCTCGCCTACCACGACGCCATGCGCCGCATGACGCGCGCGGCCGGCCCCGCAGACGGACAGTGAGATGGAAGCCTCCCTCCTCATCCGCCTGATCGACCAGGTGACCGGCCCCGCCGAGAAGGTGGGCCGGGCGCTGCGCAAGGTCGGCGACGTGGTCGGCGAGCTCAAGCGCGGCTTCAGCGACGCCATCCGGCAGGGCTTCTCGGTCGACAATATCGAGCAGGCGAGCAGGAACGCCGAGGCCGCGCTGTCGCGCGCCAGGAGCCGGCTGCTCGGCGCGGTCGGCACCACCATGGCGCTTGCCGCGCCCGTCAGGATGGCCGGCCAGTTCGACCAGGCCATGAAGGGCCTGGACAAGGTGCTCGACGTGCCGGTCAAGCGGCTGGCCGCGCTGCGCAAGTTCGCGCTCGACACCTCCGCGCTCATTCCGATCGCGGCGAAGAGCGTCGTCGAGCTGATGGCGGCGGCCGCCCAGGGCGGCGTGCCGCAGGTCGAGCTGGAGGCGTTCGCCCGCTACGTCGCCAACGCGGCGGTCGCCTTCGACATGGCCGGCGAGGAGATCGGCGACCGCTTCGCGAAGCTGCGCAACGTCTACAAGCTCACCCAGGAAGGCATCGAGGATCTCGGCGACGCCACCAACTTCCTGTCGAACAACATGGCCGCCAGGGCCTCCGAGGTCACCGACTTCACCAACCGCGCGGCGGGCGCCGCGGCGATCTTCCACCTCACCGCCACGCAGACGGCGGCGGCGGGCGCGGCCATGATCGCGGCGGGCATCGTGCCGGAGACGGCGGCGCGCGGCTTCACCGCCATGGCGACGCGCGTGCTCTCGGGCGGCAAGGAG